TTTAGTATTTCTTCATAGTTTTTTCGCGCGCGTGTTCCTGTCATGTGATATCAAAAAAATCTGCACAGTGATACTGTACAGATATTATTTTTATTTGCCTCTTGACAAAATCGCGCATGTGTGGTATACTAGAAGTATAAAGAATAATAAGTGAGGTGTCACAAATGTCAATTAAATTGGACAAACTTAAAGAAATCCTCGGGGATGGCGTCGATGCTGAAAAGATGGAAGCAATTATGCTTGCTGATGAAGCAGATGTAGACGTATCTGAATACGAGGCGAAAATTGCGGACTTATCAGGGCAACTTGAGTTAGCTCGTGCAAACTATGAAGAACGTGTAAAAGCTTTGTGGTTCGGTAAGAGCGAAGTTAGTGAGCCTGAGATTGAAGCAAAAGGCGTAGAAGCAGAAGACGAAGCGGTTGAAATCAAAGACATCGCTGATATCATTGAAGAAACATTATAAGAGGTAACTAAAAATGACTATTAAAAATAACAATGTTGCAGATTTGCTAAATTCATTGCGCGAACAATTACCAACAGCACAACGTGACAAACTACCACACGTAACAGACAACAACAGCGTGCGTGAATGGGGTAGCATCTTACAAGGTGACTTTAATCTTCGTAATGAATTTTTGGGACAATTGCAAAACCTTTACGTTAAACCGTACCTAATCCAAAAATCATTCCGTAACCCATTTGCTGTATTTAAGAAAGGTACAGCAGAAGGTGGTTCTATTGAAGAAGTAGCATTCAACCTTTTGAAAGCTCGTGAGTTCTCACAACATAAAGGTGCAGAACGTGAATTCCAACGTAACCTTCCAGACGTTCGTTCAGCTTTCCACACAACAAACGTGAAAGTACAATATGCCGTTACAATCGATCAAAACTATCCACGCCGTGCTTTCGTATCACTTGAAGCTGTCGGAGCATTCATTTCTGATATCGTGGCACAGTTGGAAAACTCAGCACAACACGATGAATATTTGATGTTCAAGTATCTTGTTACTAAATCTGTTACAACTGGACGCACACACGCGATCACTACAGATGGAACGCCTAAAGGTGTAGTTAAGAAAGCCCGCACATTGGCACAACAGTTGAAATATTACACAACTAAGCACAACCAAGCAGGACTTCACACTTTCACAAATACTGACAACTTGTACATTTTGGCAACAGCTGAACAAGTAGCAGATCTAGATGTTGAAGTTTTGGCAAGCGCGTTTAATATGGATAAAACAGAATTCCTTGGTCACGTGGTAACATTCCCAGACTTTGACGAATTCGATAACGACCGCTTCTCAGAAATCACAGATCATCAATTTGAACCAGTCACAGCCGACGAATTAGCTTTGATGCGTAAAGTAGCAGCGGTGATCTTTGACGCTGAGTGGATTCAATGGTACGACGTTTACCGCGTGATGACAAGCTCAGTGAATCAATCAGGATTGTATGAAAACTACTTCTACACACTTGAAATGATCCTTTCAACTTCTCCATTCTCAAACGCAATCAGTTTGACAAAAGAAGAAATAGCGAACCCTGAAAACTTGGTTTATACAGTTGACACCGTAGCTCAAAAAGGTGAAAACATCGTTCAAGTTTCACTTATTCCAAAAGAAAAGGTTAACATCCACCGCGACCGCGTGATTTTCCTTCAAAACGAATCAGCTAACGAAAATGGAACAATCGTAGAGCCTTACGGTTTGATTACATTTACAAAGGCCGGCAATCAAAAACTTGAAGTAACCCTAAACGGTCAAGTTTACTCAGCTCAAGTAGATGGCTCAAAACTTAAAGTAGGCTCTGAAATCACATTGGCAAAATAATAGCGTAGGTGCGGAGGAGGTCGACTCCTCCGTATTTTTATAGGAAGGACACGAAATGGCAAAAAAGAAAAATTACACAGATTATCAATTACGTGTAGTAGATTATTACCGACACTACATGGAACGCCTCACGAATATCGTGTTAGCTCAGTTTGAGTGGGATGGGTTGCCTGATACGGTTGACCGTTGGTATTTGGAAATGTGTTTAGCGTTTTATGGAACCGCCGCGATGTATAAAGCAAAAGATACAGATCTATTGTTTGCATCTAATTATACGGCGCAAGGCTTGACAATGTACGGCTACCCGTCACATATTCGCGGTGTAACAAATGGCGGTTTTGATATGATTACGGGTATGAGCACAGGGGGCACGATTGATGTTGAAGAAGGTGAATTTGTTGTATTATATGACACAATGACCCGAACGCCATTATGGAAAACACTTGATATCTATGCGAAAATGTTAACTAAAGTGAGCCTAGCGATTGACTTAAACTTACAACAACAATATCGCCCGTATATCTTAGTTGGTAATACGGACAACCGAGCACTTCGTAAAACGTTTGAAACGTTCCTCGACGGTGTCGCGGCTTACGAACCGGCGCTTTTCTCAACAATGGATCCGGATGATATCAAAACGATCGACTTGAACGTACCATATAAAGGCGCAGAACTTGAACAACTACGCAAAGATATTTGGAGCGCGGCGATGAGTGAGCTAGGTATCAATGGGGGTCTGACAAAACGTGAACGTCTGTTAGGCGATGAATTAATTTTAGCACGTCAAGAGAATCAGATTAAACTTAACAGCCGTCTTATGAATCGCACGGAATTTGCTAACCGAATTAATGAAAAATTTGGGTTAGACGTAACAGTAAACCTATCAGTGGGGGACATTAATAATGATTTTAGCACAACTTTTGGAGGCGGAGAGCCTCAAACCTATGGAGGAGATGACTACAGAGGAGATCGCAACAACTACACAGAACGTGATGACGACGACTCCGTTCAGTAATCTAATCTCTGAAAAATACCGCCAGCTGTTCTTTTATGCGTTGGGTGTGCGTTTCCGTGATTGTGAGAGCGCATATGATGCTAAAGGTCTTAAGATGCGCACTAATACGATTATCATGGAGTGGGCGGGTCAAATCAATAAGCGTATGGAATTGTTAGAGCAAGGCCCATTTGCAAGCTACACAACCACGCGCAGTACTAGTGACACAACCACACAAAACGAAAACGAATCGAAACACGTTGCGCATGACGACAGTAAATCGAAAAATCTCGGTTTGGGTACTACTGAAGGTACTAGCAATAGCACAGGAAGTAGCACAAGCCATAACACTAACACGGACACCACAACCGTAGACGGTAAGACAACCGACACGAGCACAACAACCGGAACGAGCACCGATGCCGGTACAACAACTAACACCGGTAAAGACACCGGAACGAACAACAGTACGACAACTACTGACGGAACTCACACAGGTACAACGTCAGGAAGCCAAGACCGTACCGAAAACGGAAGCACAACGAATACAGGAACAAGCACCGGAATACAAGAGCGTTCAGAAAATGGAAGCTCAACAAATGACAGCCAAAACAAAAACATGAACACTAGCGGTACGTATTTTCAAGATACACCCCAAACAGGTTCGATAGCGCTTGGTGCTGTTTCAGGTGTTGAAGAAATTGCGTCAGGTGGTGTTTTATCTAATACATCACGGGCGGAAATCACTAACGGCCAGTATTTGACTAACGCAACCACAACACTAAACAGTGGAGCTAGTCATGATATCTCAAGCGGTACGAATACGTCAAGTGGTACGACAAATGACAGTAAAACGGATAAATCAACAGGGATAACTACGTCAACAGGTCGGACAACTGACAGCAAGACTGACAAGACAACAGAGCATGGAACTAACGTGACTCAAGGAACCACCGTGAACAACTCGGAAGGAAAACAAGTGACGCACAACGAAGGTAGCACAACTTCAACGAGCAACGGTAGCGGAACTAATAAGAGCACGACAACCGGAAGCGGAACGAGCGAAGGTACAGTATCTAGTACCGATGCTAATACGTCAACCACTAAAAATAAAAACTTAAATGAGAGCGTAAGTGAAAACATTTCTGAAGCGGTTAACACAGGAAGCGCAAGAGGAAAAGCTCAAAATGTTTCAGTTGTAGAATCAGCAACGTATACACTTGAAGCGATGCAAATTTTCACAGCAGTTCTAGAACCTGTATGGGACGTGTTCCGAAAAGAGTTGTTTGTGCAAATGTATATTATGTAGAAAGGGCTTAACAAATGGCAACACAGCACGTAATCCCTCAAGACTCTGAGGTGATCTTATACGAAAACGTAGACATTAGTAGTAAATATAATCGTCAAGTTATTCATCAAAATAAGCAACAGCAATCGGCATATTTTGCACGACGTGGGGGACAAACATTTTCTCACGTATCTGTGCAACGTAACAGCCGAAACACAATCAAGGTAGGCGCCCGACAGGGCGACCTTGATAAATATAGTTATATGAGCTTTAGGAATCCAACGCTAGATAATAGAACATATTATGCGTTTATTAAAAACATTGATTATCTGAATAATGATACGTGTATTATTACTTACGATATTGACTATTTCCAAAGCTACTATCTAGATGCGACATTCACGGAAAGCCAGATTGTTCGAGAACATCTTTCAAAAAAAGAGTATGATCGCGCAATGGCGAACCCATTTGACCGATCACTTATTTCACTTCATACACCTGAAGAAATCACACCCGACCCAGAAATGTACACACTTCTAGGTGGTGATTCAGCTGACAAGGACAGTAACGTTAGTAAATGGTTACCAAAAGCCATCCAATATGAGGGCGGACTAAAAGGTGATGATAAAGTGATTGTGATGTTTGTAGCTCCGTTTAATGAATTATCAGGGTCTGACCGTAAAGACAAACCGTTATATGTCAGCAAATATGGAAAGTTGTCTAAAAAGGAAGCCTGGGAACGCATCCTAGAAGCGCGGGCTAGTGATTATGACGATGATGATGGTAAACGTGATAAAAAATTAGGAATTCCGGGTATGATCCACATTGTAGCTGATGGGGTTTTCAATATTGGTAAATCAGCTCTATTTTATGGGAAATGGGTGCCAACGCTAGAAAATGCGTTTGGTTATGCTGAATTTTCTGACGATTACGACAAAGAGAAAAAGAAGGAAGAAGAAGCCAAAAAGAAAAAACAGAGCACAGATGACATTAACGAAAAATACAAGCGTGGATGGGAAGACTTCATGCGTAGATTTTCTGAATATTACATGGAGGGTTCTGATAAGGGTGGTTTCCGTGCCACTCGGATGTTCGTCTTCAAGAATAAAAAAGGTTATAAGGACTTCCAAGAAGCCGTAGACTATATGACTCTTTTGGGGTATTCTTCAAGTATAGTTGGTGCGTATTATGTCCCAGTAGCTATTTTGACGGATACAAATATTTTACAAGAAATTACAAACCCATGTAAAAGCAGACACCCTAAACTTCGTACGTTTCCTTTTACATACATTAACGTAATTTCCCCAGACGGAACAAACAAGGAATATCGTTTTGAAGATTTTGCAAAGATCACCGATGGCAGTGAAGGTAGTGCAAACTTTACGCTCACTTCTAATTTTAATGGTGTGCCTACTATGTCACTTGTCCCTATTAATTACAAAATGACAGGATCTGACAAAGATGTTCGAACTATGCTTAATTATCAAGAGCGTGTTGTATATCGAGGTTTCCCACCTGTTGGATGGACTACAGACAGCTACCTAACGTACCTAAATCAGCAAAATACAGCTTTCGCAATGACAATGTTACCACAAAACCAGATGAATAAAAGAATAGGGTTCGGCGGTAAAGTTGTTAATACGATTCTTTCCGCTATTGGAGGTATTGCCACAGGTGGCGCGGCTGGTGCGCTCGGGTCATTAGCTAACAACGGGGCACAATCTGCACCAGGTTTTTATTCACAAAGTAAGAATGAAATTTATAGCCGTGAATTAAGTGATCAAATAGCGGGCATGCAAGCCGATGAAGCACACACAGCATCCGGTGGTTATTTGTCACAGGAATGGCAAATGACACGTCCGGCGTTTGTTCATAGATCTTATGAAGCCTCAGGCGCTGACGGTTGGGAAATGTACCAATATTGGGGTCCAAACTTCCGCATTGATACGCACACAATTCACCCAACATATCTCCCAATGTTTGAAAGATTCTTCGATCTTTACGGGTACAGCACTAAACGTATTGGTTTACCACACCTTATCGGGTGGGTTCGAAATACAGGTGACGAACCACATTGGGAAAACGTAGACGGAAAAGAAAGCACTTACCTCAAAACACATAACGCACAAATCACGGGTGTAATTTCGCCAGCTATTGATGCTATTTCTTCGCTTTTGGATGCGGGGTGTACATTCATTAAAGGAGCATAATTATGGTAAAATTTTACAGTTGCGAAAAGATTTGGAATACGCTTGATGTTGACGGTCAAAAACCGGCCGTCACCATCGTGTGTAGTCGTGTGCGTGGCCCCGGTAAGACATATAGCTTTTGTAAGAAATTCTTAGATTTGATATTTGAAAGTGAATTTGCTCAAAAAATAGCTTTTCTATGCCGTATACAATCAGAAGTCGGATCTGTTGCCGAAGGTGCGTTAAAATCTGTAATGCTCGACCATTACCCAGCATGGGAAGTGTGTGAAAAGAAAAAGATGGGTGGAGCGTATAGTGAAGTATGGATCCGTGCACTAATTCCGGGATATGCAGAAGAAGGCGAAAAAGAAGAATATGAGGAACATCATATTGGTTACGTTCTGCCTTTAAATTCGGCACAGCGATTAAAATCGAAATCATCCCTTTTCGTTGATGTTTCTTGGCTTTACTTTGATGAGTTTATGCCGGAGCTTCACTCAGGCTATATCTCCGATGAAATCACAAAATTTCAGCTTTTGTACGGATCTATTGCCCGTGGTGGCGGTGCGTCTGTTCGTTATGTTCCTATTTATATGACATCAAACACAATCAGCATGGCTAACCCATACTTTGACGCTCTCGGTCTTTATAAGTTTATACAACAAGACACGAAATTTTTCCGTGGAAAAGGTGTAGTATACGAACTCGTACAAAATTCTGAGCTCGTTAAAGAGCACGCTAATTCAGCATTTAACCGAGCCTTTAGCTTTAATAATAAGCTTATAGACTATGAAGGCGAGCAATGGTATAACAACGAAAGCGCGAACGTCACGAAACCGAACGACTGGGGAGAGTCTCAATATTTGGGAACCATCGTATCAGAACAGCAACATTACAGCGTGTATTATTACCCGCAAATGGGCTTTGTATACGTTAAATATGGTCACGATAAAACCAGTAAGGCGCGTTACCGTTTAAATGTTGACGTAAACCAAGACGTGCAAGTTGTAACAGCAAGCACACTCGGCAGAACAATCACCCAAGCTTTACGCGATGGTCGTTGCTTCTTTGCAACTCCACAAGTACGGCGTATGGTTCTTCAAATCACAGGACGCTTATAATCGTGTGATCAGCACGTTATCAATCCGAATTTAATCTTAGACGTAAGGGCTAAGCGTTATAGGGTGGCGGACACCAGAACAAACTGATTTTTTAGACACTTTTTCGAAAGTGTCTATTTTTATAAAATAAATTAAAAAATTTTTTAAAAAGGGGGTTGACAGGATTTTTTTATTTTGTTATACTTAAACCATAAAGAAAAAGAAAGTCGAGGACAAAACAATGTCTCAAAAATATAAAGAAATTGTAAGATTTAATGAAGAATGGCAAAACAAATTTGATTTGTTTTCACCATATTCAGAATTATCGCCTATTAGTTTTACTGTTGAATATATGAAGTTATTCGCGGATAAAGATTTAGATTTTTATGTATCAGCCTTAATTCATATGGTTTGGCGTGATTTCCAAGGCTTAGGGGCGAATATTGGGACTATGATGAGTTAATCAAGTCATGCTTAAATATTTTATCTGAAAAACCAGAAGACAACTTTTTTACAAATTTATTAGTTGATGATAAATTAACGTTATGCTTAGATCACGGAAATGAATTTTTGGCAATGAATAATGATTACGTTTTTCTTCTAGATGGTGTTTATGAAATTGCACATAAGAACGAATCAGGTAATTACGAATTAAAAATTAAATGATCAATTAATTACATTTAGAAAAGGATAAGGTGAACAACATGAAAAAACAAATTTTGACTATGGAAGACATGGAACAAATCGGAAAACTTAGCACAACTTTCGTGCTACGTGATAAAGTGGTAGCGTGCGGGGTCGACTTCGACGCTACCAACTACCTCTTATATTTGGCGTACTGGTGCACGTGGGAACTAAATGAAGACTTCGGCAACTGGGACACTGATGAAGTCACACTTGCGTATAACTACTTTAAGCTAGAAGATAACACGCGCAAGATGCAAAACATCAACTTTAATGATGAAGTTATGACAGCCCATGAGGCTGGCGGTTCGTGGTTCGATACTACAATTGACACAGACAAACGCACAGCTTTACACATCATCCAAACTGCAGAAGACACCACGTCACAAGGTGCTGTGAATCTCCTAGTTGATTATCTAAATCACGGAGGTCACCGCTAATGACTACACAAGAACAAATTGAAAAATTAATCGACCTATGGATAGAAAAACGTTTCAAGATGTCCGCAGATAAATTCCGGCGCGCATATTGCGCGTCGGTTGCTCTGCAACACATCAACAAAACGCAAAACTTATTGATGATGGATCCTGAGCTTTTACCAGAATTCCGCGGGGCAGATGGCGACCCGTTCGAGGTGATAGGCTCAATTTACAACCGTATCGAGGAGGATTACAATGCCACGAAGTAGATTAGCAGACAAAATCCGTGAAGCAGGTAGCCGTCGTAATAAAAACAGCGTAGAAAATATGGAGAAAGAATTCAAACAATTGGGTTCTGAATTAGAAAAAGCCATTAAAATCGCTGATAAAAAAGCTAAAAAACGAGCAAAAGAAAAGAAAAAAGATAAAGCTTGGATCAAGAAACAAAAGGAAAAAGATAAAAAGAAGGGTATCAAGCGAAGCGCCAAAGAATACCGCAAGATGGCAGTAGAGAGACGCGAAACTCAAACACATAACCGTAAAGTAAACGCTGTAATGCGAGCAAAAGGTGTTAGTCGTCAAACGGCGGAAGAATTAATTGCTGAAAAAGAAAAAGCTGAAAAAGCAAAACAAAGAGCTAAAGCTATTAAATTGAACGCTTGGAAGAAACGTCTAGGTATTAGAGATATTGCCGACGTTAAACGAGCGTTAGGCGACGTTGATAAAAGATCTGATAAAGAACTTGCTGAAACGGCTGAACGTTTACGGAAGAAAAGAAGTGTTATTGATAATGGAAAACACCGTGTGACATTTGATTTTTCAAATATTGATTCTTCTAAAATTAAATCAAAACGTGTAAAAGAACTAGAAGAAGCCGGTCTCACTTTAGACGATGCTGTGGCTACAGCTTGGTTAGAAGCACAAGGGAGTACAAAGCAAACTTTCCGAGATCCATCACTTCCAGGCGGAAAGCCTAGAGAATGGACACAGGCTGAACTATATAGGGCGCGAGCTATGGCAATCTATGCGCAAGAACAAGAAGAGCAAGACGTTAAAGACGGACGGTTACCCGCGTACCAAATGCCACAAGATTTGATGGGTCAAGGTAATGACGATAACTTTTTCAAATGGGTGGCAGGAAAGAATAAAGATTATGATGTATATCTACCTACAACAAGCAGACAACGTGCTCAATACTCAAGCGGTGCACTGTTAACGTCATTTGATAAGGCTCTTTCACACTATCTAGCAGGCAATTCACGTTTGAAAAAACTGATTTTGAATAAAATGGCAAGTATTTCAGATTTGAAAGGCACGTTGGCGTATAGCCCACTTATCTCAATTCAGGACATCACAGGAATTTTCGAGGGTTATAACATAGCGATCGCGGCACAAGATGACGACGCTATTTCCCGTGAAATCATGGCGCTCGCTGAAGCTGTCGGTATTGATTTAAACGCCGAGCTAGACGGTAAAAGCGTTGGTGAAGCTATCTATTTCCGTGACGGTGTGAATCCTTGGCCTGACCAATACTACGATTTAGATTTTTCTTTAAATAAAAAGAACTACGGTAAATACGTAGATGACAACGGCAACGGGTGGCTGCAAATGCTCGAAAACTATAAAAAGATGAAAGGAAAAAACGTACTTAGGTGACGATTATGAGGACAAAACAAAAGCTATTTGTAGCAGACACAGAAAACACAGTACCGAAAGAAACACTTTACGAGGTGGAGGCTATCCCGGAAGGTCTCCACAATCGTAAGGGTGCATTACGTGACATTCTGAAGAGTTTTAAGACTCAAACGTGGGCTGTTGCAATAGCTCCTATTTTGGAGTCACCCGGAGCCGATGACGTAACAGTTACAAACTCAATTGATTCTTTTATGGATATCATCGAAAGCGATGAATTATACCACGATTCGACGATTTACTTCCACAATTTAACATATGACGCAATGCAGATTTTGGCTCATCTTTCAACACGTGGATTCAAAGCGTACGACGAAAACGGAAGCGAAGAACAACCGGGGACTTATATGGTTATGTGTAACGTTCAAGGCTCATTTTATAAGATGGACGTAAACTATGACGGCTACAGCATCCATTTTCAAGACTCTCTTAAAATTCTCCCTTTTTCTGTTGAGGCTATCGCGAAGAGCTTACATACTAAAGCTCAAAAATTAGTCGGTTCTATAGATTACACAATCAAACGTTACAGTGGGTGGAATATTACAGAAGCTGAGCTTAAATATATTCAAAATGACGTGCTCGTAATGTCTGAGGCTTTGCATTTGATGGATTCAAAAGGCTTCAACATCAAGAAATTAACCATTGGCGGTATTTGCTTCACTGACTTCAAGCGCAGACTATACAAAGACGAACAAATCAGAAGCGGTAAAAGCCCGCAAGAGTTCCGTGATTGGGTTCAGTCTAAGTGCCCGCAAGGTGTCAACCGTTACGAATATATTTACCGGCAATATTTCCCTGAATTCTCAGCAGAAGAGGACGCATGGTTCCGTCGTGCATATCGCGGTGGGATTACACGTAACATGACACAAGGGGCGATTGTTGACACGAGAGAAGACCGCAAGACATTTATCGCGAATCAGTCGCGTAATGTTCTTGATTTTGTCTCTTACCAAGGGGAACAAGTAATTAATCACGTCGATGTTAACTCCCTTTATCCCTCTGTTATGCATTCCTCCACAGTATCCCCGCACCGTTACCCTATCGGTAAACCTCATTACGTTGATGTAGATTCTCCGCACTTCGTACAAACTTTTAACAGACTCATGCAAGATGATTCAAAAGCGTTTTATGTTGAGATTAAGATCACAGGTAAAGTAAAACCGGGCAAGTTTGCGTACCTCCAAAAGAAATATACACAAGCAGAACGTGAGCATTTTGTAGATACTGTGATGCAAAATGGCGGACTCTCTCAGATTCAAATGTATTCACCGACAGAATTCATCACGGACATTTGCCAGCCTACTTCATTTGTATTAACTAAAATGGACTTCATGCGCGTGCTTGAATGTTACGAGCTCGCAAGCATTGAATATATTAAAGTGGCTTATTTCAATACACTTGAAGGAATTTTTGATTCTTACATTGATCACTGGTTCGAACAAAAATCGCAAGCTAAAAAAGCAGGCGATAAAGTTATAACACTCGTTTCAAAATTGATGCTTAATAACTTATACGGTAAATTAGCACAATCACCGATCCGCCTTGCTCGTGATATTTGGGCAGTAGATGAAGAGATCAAATCTGAAGTTACACGCTCTGAGACTACTGGTGGATATATTCCGGTAGGTGCATATATCACGGCATACGCGCGCAATGTCTTGATAGATGGCGTGCACGCAAATTGGGGTCGTGTGTGCTACATGGACACGGATTCGATGTTCGTAATCGGAGACATCCAAGGAATTAAGATGGATAAATACGAGTTAGGTGCGTGGGACTTGGAAACAGTGGATCAACTCGGTCGATATGTTCGCGCTAAAACTTATATCCAATATAAAGCCGATAGCTTAGACGATTTGAAAGCCGGAAATCTAGACGTTAAGATTACCGCGGCTGGTGCTCCTGCGTTGGTTAAATTGCGTATGCAACACCAAGTTGCAGAATTTAAAGACGGTGAGTGGTACTTTACAGCGTTAGAATTTGACGATCAAGATAACATCACAACCCCACGCCGTCCACTCATGGAAATCTTCGAACGGTTCCAACCTGGATTAGTGGAAGCTGGTAAACTATCAAAAACTAATATTAAAGGTGGCGCTATTTTGTACCCGTCAACTTTCTCAATTTCGCTTGACAATTAGTGAAAATTATGTTATACTATAATTAGAGCTGGTGGGTGTGGCGTAGCTGGGAAACGTTGGCTTGAGAAATAGTCCCCGGTGAGCGATGCGGTCTAACGTTCCGACTCATCTCTAGTTCTCGACCCTTTATGGGTCGTTTTTATTTTTTATTAAGGGTTGACAAAAATTTAAAATTATGATATACTAAAATTATAGAGATAAGTTCTCTAGTTTTGTCCTTTTTCTAAAGGGTGCGAGTCCGGACTAATCTCGCGCCCTTTTATTATATTTTATGAGGTGAAGAAAAAATGGCAGACTCAGATAAAAGAATAGAAGAATTAATTATTAAAGAGATTAAAAGAGAATTGGCAAGACGAAGGGAGAATAAAAATGCACGGGGATAGATGGATTGAAGAAAAAGTAAAACGTTTAGTAGCGAACGCTCTTGACTATATGGGTGACGGTAACGCTTTTTCAAATGTTGACATTTCACTTGGCGCTAAAGTTGAGATTACAGGCGCTGTAGAATCAGGGGTAATCACTCCAACGTACAACAAGACAAAAACACACAATTTTTTATTGAATTCGGTTACTGCTTACTATTTAGGAAGTAACTCTGTCTCTGGTGTTCGTGCTCAGGATATTGTTTTATTTCGTGTAAAAGGTACTGGGTCTCTATCACCTAATGCGGATGTAAACGCCTTAGCTGGTTTCTGTATTCTGCCAGGTGTCAACTTTGGTGGGCGTGGTGCGTTTACGCTTTCTTATTCTCAACGATTAAACGGAGGAAACGTTGACGATGCGAAATCCTCATCAGATAAACTTGATAAAGGAACTTTTGCAAGTCTCAAGAGTAAAACAACTCGTGAGACAAGAACAGGAGAAGAAGCCGCAGACATTGTGAGAACCGAGAACCAATACGAAACTCACGAAGAAACATGGGTTGACGTGTTAAAACCTCCTCAGTCTATCGGTTACGCTTATAACAGTTTTACTGGGGATCTCACCAAAACAGCGGTCTCTATTGAATTCATGCCACTTGGTCAAGATTATGAAGCCAGCCGAGATTTTAACATTTCAGCAGATGTCGCTTCTGGTGCTTATTCGATACGGGTAACTGGTAGACCGAATTACGGAAATCTTGACCTTTGGTTTTTACCTTTTGGTCATAGTGCTGAATCTCTAAAACCTATGATCGCCGAACTTTCAGAAAATGGTCGCGTATGGTCTCGTGTGAATGACACACAAAGTGCAACTGTCACTGACTATCTATTCAGTAAAGCTAATAGTAGTGAAACAGACGAAGATTGAAAGGGGGTGAGTTAAATGTTACCAAACAAAGTTTATGACGTCGCAAAATATGTGCTTCAGATCGTTGTTCCAGCTCTTGTGGTCTTGATCGCAGGGATTGGCGCACTTTACGGAGCAGACGTCAGCAAATTGACGGCGTTGCTTACGTTGTTAGCAACATTTGGTGGTTCTGTGCTTGGTATTTCGTCCGCAGTTCATCAAAATAAAACATCTGACGAAAAAGAGGAATGAAATATGGCAACTAAAGCACAATTTTTAGATGTTGTACGCGGAACAATCAACCAATGGGTTGATTATGATGGTGCTTACGGTTCTCAGTGCGTGGATGAGATTAATACGTCTCTTACGCGTGCTGGTTATGCGGCTCTTCCAGGTAATGCAATTGACCTGCTCAATTCAGCTCGTGCACGTGGTTGGCAAACATTCGGAAACGAAGTCGGTCAAAATCCACAAGCGGGGGATATCTTGGTTTATGCCACTTATAATCACAATTTCGGGCACACGGGAATAGCTATTTCTGACTCTGATGGTTACACTATCGAGAGCGTAGAAGCTAACGTAGACGGAAATGCTGATGCTTTGTATAATGGGGCACCTGCTCGTCACGTAGTACGTACAGACCCTTCAGGAGCCCTTGATTTCCCTTCTGAGGGCATCCGTTTGATTGGGTGGGCTAGACCTCCATTTGAGGAGGAACGCGCTGTAACACCCAGTGACGCACCCTCAGACGGGTGGGTTAAAGACGAATCAGCAGACGCCCGAGTATTGGTCGAAGCACTTAACGTCCGTACGGCTCCAAGTCTCTCAGCAGATATTGTCGCAACCTACCACGAGGGAGACGTCATTCACTACGACCAAGTATACAACGGCGATGGATATCGCTGGATCTCTTATGTTGGTAATAGTGGTAATCGTCGTTATGTTGCGTGCCGGGACACTGATGGGAATCCATACTGTGAGTTTTATTGATCTGGAGGCTCAGAAATGGTCAAAGATTATTTTAAAACGGTTAATGAAGTTGTTGACGACTATTACGGTCGTTATTATGACAACGGTTACAAAATCACAGACGAAGACTTCAGACGCGCCGAAGTGTTCTTTAGAGACGCTGACGCACGGTCAGAAGAGAATCCCACCGCTCCTAAAGGATAGAAAGCACAAATAGGGAGGAGCAATCCTCCCTTTATTTATGAGGTGATAACATGGAAAACGAACAAACATACCCAGAACTTGAAAAAGCAAAAGCTGAACAAGAAAAACTTAAATTACATCACTTGTCGATTGATCTGACACTTGAAGGAATGCCCGGTGAGATTGACTTACCGAAAGGTGAACGCGGTGAACCCGGACCTGCCGGTCCTGCTGGTCCTGCCGGTCCTGCAGGAGAACGTGGACCTGCTGGTGAGCGCGGAAGTGACGGATTACCCGGACCTGTCGGTCCTGCGGGTCCTGCAGGAGAACGTGGACCTGCTGGTG